GTAGCTCTGCGCCTCGGCGCTCTACCCGCTCGATGTTGCCCACGAGCTTGGCGCCCTTGGCGATGGTGCCGTCGCCGTGCGGCGACTCGTCGGTCGCCATGAACGGCAGCGGCGGCTGGCGCCAGGTGAGCGAGTTCTCGGTGAACAGGCGGTCGTCACAGGTCATCACGCCTTCGGTGACGATCAGCGTGTGGAAGCTGTCGCCGTCCTCGGTGTCCACGGCCGCGGCGGCGGGCGTCTCGGGCTGCAACGTCACGCTCATCGTCCCCTCCTGCGGTGTCGCGGTTCGGGCGAGTGGATAGTCGGTGCGGTCGTCACCGACCCACACCGCGACACGATCAAAGCTGACCTCGCTACCGACGAGGTCCTCGGGTAGCGCGGCGATGAAGGCGGCGGCGTCCTCGGGGAAGCCGATGGTCACGTGCGGCAGCCAGGTGTCATGGGTGTCGGGCACCTCATGCACGGCGTCGGCGGCCGAGGCGAAGCGCTCGCGCAGTTCGGTCCCGCCGCTCGGGTCCAGCATCGCCACGACCGCCTGGGGCTCGTCGTCGCCGAGGCCCTCGACCCCGGTGACGGTGGTGGTCCACACCTCGGTCTCGGCGGCCAGCTCCTGGACCGCGGTTCGCAGCGCGGCCACCTCTTCGTCGCTCCACTCGTCGGCCTCGCCTGAGAACTTGAGCGTGCAGTGCAGCTCGTCGGCGGGCTGACCGCCCTCGGGCAGTGAGGCGGCGATGGCCTCGGCGTCAGCGGGCAATAGCGCGACGCAGACGGTGTGGTGCTCCGGCTCGGCCTCGTCGTCGGCTTCGACCACCGGTTCGACGTCAACGCTCATCGGCTCTAAACCCTAGACCTCACGCGTGAACCGACAGCCCGAGGGCGTCGGCCAGGCGGTCGGTGTCGTGAGCGTGCCCGGTCGCCAGCAGGGCCCGGGTGTACGTGTCGAGCGTGACGGTCAGCGCTTCGGGGTCCAGACCGAGGCGCACGGCCACGTCGGGCACGCGGGTCCACGCGTTGGCGAGCAGGTGGTCGATGGAAGCGAAGCCAGTCACGCCTTGGAGCTCCACGTGCAACCGCGCCGGATCGTCGCACACGATGGCGGTCGTGCCGCCGGCGAGCTTGCGGGCGGCCGAGCTACGTAGCCGGGTGCCGGCCCGCTCGAGCGCCCGGTGCACCAGGGCGTCGCAGGCCTCCAGCATCACCGCGCTGGCCTCGCCGTTGGCCGGCTGCTCGGGTGGCCCGTCGGCGGGCTGGTCGGGCGCGCCCGGCGGCGGGATCGGCCAGGCGCCCTCGCCGGCCTCGCCCGGCGGCGTCACGATGTCGATGCCGACCGCCCGAAGCAGCTGGGTCGTCAGCAACGGCTGCGCCTTGGCAATCTCGACCAGGATGCGCCGGCGCACCTCGGCGTCGTCGGGCGCGTCGGCCTCGCTCAGCCCGGCCTCCCGGCGTAGCGCCGCACCGCTGGCCTCTACCCGGTCGTAGGCGGCCATCGTGTCGTCGCTGCGGTCGGGCCGCGTGGTCAGGTCGGTGGTGTCGTACCACACGAGCAGGCGGTCGGCCTCGGCGCCGAAGCCCATCGCCCGCAGCGCCGGCCGTAGGTAGCCCATCGTGCTGGCGTGCACGATGGTCTCGGCCATCGGCTCGATGTGGAGCGTGACCGCCGACTCCTGAACCTGCCAGGCGGTCCAGTGGTTGACGTCGGCCACGCCGGTCAGCGCCTCGGGCGGCATGTCGAGGCCGAGGGCGAGCCGCTCGACGGCGGCCTCCCGCAGCGGCAGCAGCGCCTCGGAGAAGTCGCTCCAGAACTTGATGTGCTGCACCTTGTCGGCGTACTCACCGGGGATGCGCACGGTCAGCGGCACGACCGCGGCGGCCGAGGCCCGGTCACCGATGGGCACGGTCATCGCGGTCACGAGGATGTCCACGAAGTCGTCCTCGGTCGGCTCGCTCTCGTCGGCGTCGGCCGGCGCTGTGCTCGGCAGCGGCACGAACTCGGCCTCCGCCGGCAGCACCAGTAGCCCGGCGCCGGCGAGGCGGCTCTGCGCGGTCGCTGACACGTGGGCGTCGAGCAGGCTGATCTGGGTGAGCACCGTGGTGACCGCCCGGCACGGGCTGTCGGGCTGCCACGAGTAGCGCGGGTGAGGGTTCCAGACCTTGACGAGCACGAAGTCCTCGTGAAGCTCGCGCCACTCGCCAATCCCGCACTGGACCTCGTACACGCCGCGCTCGGCGCGCAGCTCGTCGGGCGACAGCACTTGCCAGATCCACGTTTCGTCGGGCTCGGGCCCGCGCTCGGCCTCGGCCTCGTCGCCGTTGAGCGGCGGCGGCGTGATGTCGATGACCGCGCCGGTCGCGACCATCGCCGGCTCCATCAAGATGTAGCCGATGCCGGGCACGCTGAGCAGGGTGGCGAGGTGGGCGAGCATCTGGCCCTGACCCGAGGGCCCGCCGGCCATGGCGGCCACGAGATCGAGCGCGGCGGCCTCGGCCGGCGGCAGCGCCTCGCCGGCGGGCGGCGGCAGAATCTCGTCGGGTTCATCGCCAAGATGCTCGGGCACCCGGGCGGCGATCAAGTTGACCCGGCTCATGCCGTTGGCCTTCCACTGCACGCCGAAGCGAAGCTCGCCCACGGTGTCGAAGAACTCCCACGCCCGGGCTTGCCAGTCCTCGGTCGGCGCCTGGCGGCGCAGCCCCTCGGGGCGATGGGTCATCACGGCCGCCGACGCCACCATCGATGCTCGGAACGGGGTCGTCGGGCGCCGGCGAAGGGCCACGAGCGGCAGCGTAGACCTCGGGGTCGCTAGGGTCGCGGCCATGACGCGAGCTAGCGGCGCGTTGTGAGCGGCCTGGCAAACCTGCCCGCGCTCAACGACGAGGAACTTGATGAGCTGCGCATCGCCATCGCGCTGCGCATGAACGGGCTGGCCGAGGCGCGGGCCCTCGCGGCCAGCGCCGAGATCGTGGCCGAGTGCGACCGGCGCGGGCTCATCTGCCAGTCGCTCTCCACCGCCGTGGCCGAGGCCCGGCTCAACCTGCGGTGATCCGCTACGAAGCCGACGACGAGCGCGGCCCGCAGCTTGTCGTCACCGGCTCGGCAGTCGAGCGCCGGTGGCCGGCGGCCTGGTGGGAGCACTACGACGTGTCGATCAAGACCCGTGCCGCCGGCGTGAAGTTCGAGAACCGATGGGCCCTTTCGGTGATCTGGGGCGGCTGCACCTACAGCAGCAACCACGACTACCACGGCGTCATCCCGGGCTGGCGCGAGACCGAGAACCAGCCGTTCATCGAGGCGCCGGCGACGGTCGAGGTCGGGGTGATGTGCCCTGAGCCGATCACGCTGCCGCCGCTGATGACGCCTGACCTTGCCGACGTGCTGCGCGAGTCGGGCTCGCCCGGCATGCGGGCCGCCCTCGACAGCGCCGAGGGCCGCTCGTGGCTGTTTGATGAACGTGAGACCACGCTGTGGGGTGACCCGCTCGGCTACCTGAGCGCCGACGACCTGCTCGCCGTGGCCGACGTGGTGGGCCGGCTGCCCTCGCACCCGGGCGACAAGCTCGCCGGCGCCGAGTTCGATGGCCTCGACCGCTTCATGGCCACCGCGGCCGAGCGCTTCGGCGTGCGGCCCTAGAGGCCGGCGATCTTGCGGGGCGAGTGCTCGAGCCCGATGCCGACGAGGGCGCGGATGACCTCGGCCCGGGGCAGCTTGTGCTTGGCGGCCAGCTTGTCGATCTTGGTCAGCGCCTCGGGCGCCAGCCGAAGCTCGACCACCTGGCCGATGGCCGGCCGGCCTCGGCCTCGCTTGGGCTCGGTGGCGGCTGCGGCGCTCATGCGGCCACCGCCTCGATCAGCGCGGCCTCGGCGGCCACGTCGTCCCACGTTGCCGTGGCGTAGCGCGCCCGGTCGGCGGCGATGCGGGCCTTCGCCAGCGCCAGTGCGCTGCGGCTCGTGCCTTGGTCGTCGCGGGCGAAGCGCAGCGCGTCGCCGGCGTACTCACGCACCGGCCGGCTGTAGGTCTCGCCGGCGCCGTGCGCCTCGTACAGCCCGAGGGCCTCGGCGTGGATTTGGTCGTTGGTCATCGGTGTGCCTTTCACTTGACGATCCATCGGGTGATCTGGGTGCCGAGGCTGGTGAGCCCGGTCACGTACCACACCGGCGCGCCGTACTCGATGCCCTCGGTGACAGCAGTGACGGTGACCGTGCCGCCGTCGGGAAGGTCGGCCTTGCGGCCGATGACGATGGGCGACCCGTACGGGTCTCGGGCGGCGGTCATCGGACCACCCACCCGCGCTCGGCGGCGATGAGCCGAAGCTCACGCCGGCTCAGCAGGCCCCGCTCGACCTGGCGCTGATACCACGCCTGATCGCAGCGGCCCCGCAGGACGTTCCACACGTGGGGCTTGGAGTCGTCGTAGCTGGTTGCGTTCATGAGTTCAGTATCCCCCGGCGCTTATTGAATGGCAACATACTCGCCGGCGAATATTTCAGCCGACGAGGCGCAGCGCCGTCGGCATCGGCTCGCCGCTCGATGGCACCCACACGGCGACCTCGGGCCCGAGCAGGGCCTCGGCCTCGGCGCGGGCCTCGTCGGCGGTGCCGTTGGCGAGGGCGTGGTGAGCGATGGTCGAGCCGGCGCGGTAGGCGACGCGCCAGCGGTTGTGACCGCCGCGCAGGACGGTTACGTAGGCGCCGGTGGTGGTGAGCTTGGCGGTCATCACGCGGTCTCGATGGCGTACTGCTCGAAGGTCTGGGCGTAGCGGCGCAGCGGCTGAGGCAGGCTCTCCACGGTGTCGAAGTCGATGTGCTGGCCGGCGGGCGTGATGATCACGCTCTCGGCGTGGGCGGTGCCCACGAAGGTCCAGACCGGGCCGCCGTTGCGGCGGGCGGTGAAGATGCTGGTCTCGGCAAGGTGAAGGTGGCGCCCGTGGCTCCAGCCGACGCTGTTGTTGATCTCTGCGTTCATGGCTTCATTATCCCCAGGCGGGTATTGAATGGCAACATACTCGCCGGTGGGAATCTCATCGGGCCACGACCTTGAAGGGCTTGTTGGCGTGGAAGTCGTGGCGGTGCCAGCCGCCGTGCACCAGGTCATGAACGAGGAAGGCGACGCAGCCCGAGTTGCGCAGGCCCTTGACCCGGTGGTCAAGGCCGGCGACGGGCGTGTCGAGGTCGTCAACGAGCACCATGCCGGCCCGCAGCTGCGAGCCCTTGACCTCGACGGTGGGCAGGCTGGTCAGCAGGTCGATGCCGTTCCAGTCGGTGAAGACCTTGGCCGTGCTCATCGCACGACCTCGATGGGCTCGAAGTGAGCCGCCGGGCCGACGGCGTAGGTGCCGTCGAACAGGCGCCGGATGACGACGCCTCGCCGGTCGATCTCACCGACGACCCGCTCACGGCGGTTCATCCAGATGGCCGCCGAGCGGCTGGCCGGCGCGGCCTGGATGGTGCGCCGGTTGAAGATGGTGTAGAGGACCGCAAGCTGGTCCCACGTGAGGTGGGGCAGGCGGTTCAGCGCCTCGTTGTTCGTCATGCCAGCAGTATCCACCGGCGGTTATGCGAATGGCAACATACTCGCCGGGGATTATTCAACGACGCTGGCGAGCAGGCCGGCGACCGCCGAGGCGGTCAGGGCCAGCAGGCCGGCGAGCACCGCCCGGTTGTCGCCCCACCACACGACCACGGGCGCCACGAGAGCTCCGACCCAGAACGACACGCACCAGTCGCACGTCACGAAGTAGCTCAGTCGGTTCTCGCCGTAGTGCTCGTTCACCCACGTCCGCATCGGCCGGGTGATGTAGTCGCCGGTCACCAGCCGGCTCAGCCGGTACACGGCCACGACGGCGAGCACGGCCACGAGCCACGCCGGCGCCGGGCTCATTGGACCTGGCTCATGTGGCACGAGATGCAGCCGCAGTCGGCGCCGTGACCGGTGACGGGGTTCGTCCAGTCGTCGTCGCCCTCAGCAGCGTGCCCGCAGCACACCAGCTCGACCACGGGCGTGTCGCCCACCATGCCGCTCAGGCGCCGGTGGGCGGCGGGCCGGCGGCAGCCCGGCTCTACGCAGTAGCTCTCGTGGTCCCAATCGCACGGCGCGCTCACTCGGGGTCCTCGTGCTCGGTGGTGAGCGCCTCGGTGATCCGTCGGTAATGGGTCGCCTTGCCCCAGGCCCGCGGGTGCACGACGGCGTGGCATGGCTCGCCCGCCGCCGCGCCGCAGTACGGGCACGGGGCATTGAGCAGCGGCTCAGTCACTCGGGGTCCTCGTGGTAGGCCTCGACCTCGCCACGCCAGTTGAGCACGGAGTCGTTGTGGTCCATCAGCTCGGCGTGGGCGGTGATGTCGATGTTCCATCGCTTGCCGGTGGAGAAGTTGTCCAGCACCTTGTGCACCGCGGCGAGTAGCTCGTCCTCGCTGGTGCCGTGGACATCGAAGCAGACCCTCACGGCTGGCCCTCGCCGGTCCAGTCGTGGCAGGCGCCGCAGTAGCCCTCGCGCACGTCGTCGGGATGGTGCGAGGTGCGCCCGCAGCGCGGGCACGTGAATGCTTCATCCGTTGTGGAAGTTCTACGACCGATGTCGCATTTCATCGCGGCGGCGAGTCTGGCACGCGCCGGGTGGCCGGGCTGTGGACGGTGGCCCGGGCCGGCGGCGGCGGCTCGGGCGAGGTGATCACGCCCCAGCGCGCCAGCGTCGCGGCGACCAGCAGGCTGAGGTCGGCCTTGCCCCGCCGGCGCCACATCCACGCATCCCCGACCCGCCGCTTCGCTGCGCCGGCCACGGCATCGTTCAGGCGGTAGTCGTCGCGATGGGTCAGGCGCCGGTGCACGGCGGCGTCGTGGAACTCGCCGCAGGCCCGAACCTCGTCGGGCAGGTTGATGACTCGCACCCGGTGCTGGCGCTCGCCGCCGGTGACGCGCCCGAAGCGGTTGTGCACCGGCGTCGGCGGCCCGTAGGCGGTGGCCCGCTCGAGGGCAGGCACCGCCGAGGCGGCCGGGTCACCTCGGCCGATCACGATGGTGGCACCCCAGCTGTTGGCGAGGTCGCCGGTGCGCTTGATCAGCGCGGCCAGGTCGGCGCCGTGCTCGATCACCTCCAGCGGCGTCACGCCGTCAAGGTTGCCGGCGGCCACGATGCCGCCTCGGTCGCGCTCGGGCGTGAAGCTCAGCCCGAGGGCGACGGTCTCGCCGGGCACGGCCTCGTCGTCGGCGCACTGCGCCCACGTCACGGCGTCGATACCGGTGATCTGGCTTAGATCGACCCACACGTTGAGGTGCTCGCGCCGGAAGGTGTCGGCGTCCATCGTCAGCGCGGCGTCGGCCAGCGCGGCCGAGGTCACGCCGCCCGGTAGGTCCAGGCTCGGGTTGGCCTCGCGCCACGCCTGGCGGTCGGTCACCTCGGCGGCGGTGTCGCCGGCGTACTCGATCCAGCAGACCGTCGAGGCGGGGTTGTCCACCTCGACCCGGCCGATGTCGGTGTAGTGGCGCCACAGCACCGAGTCCATGTCGCCGGCGTTGCTCAGCACCCACAGCTGCGCGTGGGGCCGGGCCACCATCGTCGGCTGCAGCGCGCCCACGATGGCCATGGTCGGATGCGCGTGCGCCTCGTCAATGACGGCCAGGTCCACGCTCATCGAGCGGGCGGCCTTCTTGCCCGTCGGCGTAACCGGCATGTACCGCGAGCCGTTGAGCATCACGAGCATCTCGCGGTGGTTCGTGTGGTCGATGTGCGACACGTGCTGGGCGAAGGGCGTGTCCATCAGCACATCGACGTGCTCGGCCCACTTGGTGCGGGCGACGGTGCGGTCCTGCGCGGTGTAGGCGACGGTCTGGCGGCGCACGATCAGCTGGCGGGCGATCCGCACGCACACGAGGGTCGTCTTGCCGTTCTGGCGGGCGACGCCGATCCCGACCGTGCGGTAGTACGGCAGCCGGGTCACCACGTCGTACTCGCCGGCGATGTCGGCGGCGTCGGTCTGCCACCCGAAGTAGGACCAGCCGAGCATCTCGGCCACCCGGGCATCCACACCGCCACGGGTCGGGCGCTCGGGCCGGCGTGGTGTTCCCCAGCGCGGGGTCGCTAGCTCAGCCGGCGTCAGGGTCAAGCTCACGAGCGATCCGCTCCCACGGGTCCTCGGCTTCGCCGTCGCCGTCCACGCCTTGTAGCTCTTCGACCGACACCAGCAGGGTGTTGCGCTCTAGCCGGGCGCCGAGCTCCAGCAGCCGGGCGACCGCGCTGGCGGGCATCGCGCCGGGCTCCAACACGTTGAGCGCTTGGAGCGCCTTGAGCATCGCGGCCCGACCGGCGCGCCGGTGGTTGGCGTGCATCGACCTGATGGCGTCGAGCCGCTCCTGATCCTCGACCCGGTGGCACTCGTCGTCCCACGCCTCGGCCCGGGCCCGCCAGTCCCAGCGCGCCGCCCACGCGTACAGCTGGCGCACCGACATCTGGGTCTGCTCGGCTAGGGCCTCGACACGCCGCTCGGCCGGCGACAGGTCACGGAAGATCCGAAACGCAGCGTGCGCCCTCGCCCACTCGCCGGGCTGGCGCTCCCACGGAGCCGGCTCGTCGGTCGTCGCGGCGCTCGTGCTCACTCGCGCTCACAGTAGAACGCAGCCGCTCACTGGTGGCCCCTCTTGTCACCCACCTACCCCGGGGGTCACCGACCCGTCACGCTGGTCCAACCGGGCGGCGGAGTGCGTCCGGGCTGTCTCTCTCCCCGCCGCGAGCTAGCGCGCCGGTGGACACCGACCGCTCGGTCGGTGCTCGCGGCCGGGCGCCGGCGCAACGAGCCCGTCGCACGACGCCCGACAGTCGAGCCCGAACCAGCGGTCGTCGCCGGCGACCTCGGGGTGGTGCCAGATCGGTCGGCCGCAGCCGGCGCAGTAGGCCCACTCGGGCTCGGTGCTGACCTGCGCGTGCAGCTATACCTCGGCAGCCTCGACGGCGACGGCGGTCATCGCGGGCAGGTGCTCGATCTCGATGCCGACGACCATCGTGCGCAGCCGCACCGACACCGTGGCGACCCAGACGCGGCGGCCGTCCTCGTCGCCGCTGTAGCGCACCTCGACGGGCAGCTTCGTGCCGTTACCGAACACGATGCGCACGCCCTGCGGCGCCGGCAGGGCAAGCTCGACGGCGGTCAGCTCGTCCCACTCGTCGCTCACGCCGTCACGCTACGGTGCGCGCCATGACACACGAGCGACTGTCACCCGAGCGGGCGGCGCGCCTGCTGCGCGCCAAGGCTGGCGAGCTGGAGGGCTACGTCCTCAGCAGTGAGGCGCCGGTGCCCGACGTGGTTGACCGCGCCCTGGCCGCCGACGTGGCGCTGATCGCCGCGCTACTGGCCGACCACATCGAGGCAACGAGTGAGTGACAACGCGCTGCGCACCGAGCTGGCCGCCGAGCGCGACTTCGCTGACCGCCTGGCCGCCGAGCTTGCCCGCCACGGGTGGGGCGACATGCACTACGGCGACCAGCCGCAAGACCGCAACGTCGTCAGGCTGCTGGCCGAGCACAAGACGCGCCGGCGGATCGGCGGCGGGTATCGGTTCGTGGACGACCGCCACGCGCTGTACGTCGGGTGGGTGCTCGGGCTCGCCATGCGCAACGGCGTGCCGGCGCACCCGGTGGCCGACGACGCCGGCAACTTCACCGACCGCTTGGTCGTGGACCTCGAGCCCGGCATGACGATCACGTTCGTTGTGCCGCCGCCGCCCGACGACTGGACGTTCACCACTGACGAGACGGCACCGGCGGCCGGCGAGCTTCGTAGCGACGCCGGCGGATGAGTAAGCCCTGGCGGCGCTGACACGGCGCGCACGCCAGGCGCAACACGCAGCAGCCCGAGCCCTCGACGTGATGGTGCAACGCCAGCGGCGGGTCGTGGTCGGGCGACGTGCCCGGCGCACCGTCGCACACCAGCCGCAGCCAGCACGCCCCACCACGGGCCAACATCGCTCGGCGCTCTCGCTCGTAGCGCGGCCCGTACGGCGAGCCATGGCGGGGCACGCCGTCAAGCGTAGGGCGGTGACGGTCGGTCCATCCGGCTTCACCGGGCCCTTGACGCCAGTCAGCAGCGCTACCTCGTGGCGACGCCAGGTCGAGGACCGACCGCTGGTCAGCGTAGGGCGCCGCCGTGATCGCCAAGCGTCAACGGCCAAGCGGGGAGAGAGACAGCCCGGACGCACTCCGCCGCCCGGTTGGACCAGCGTGACGGGTCGGTGACCCCCGGGGTAGGTGGGTGACGATGTTTGAGCGCTACTGGAAACGGTGCATCTGTTAGCGCGTGACACACAGCGGGCGATCCCCAATTCGACAGCGGCGCGCCGGTAGCCTCGGCGCCCGGGTGGCCCGGCGAGCGGGCTGTTGTGTGTCATCAACCGCTCGTCGTGGCTGCCCAGCGGCGTCGCCGGCCGGTCCCCTGCCACAGCCTTCCGGCGGCGTCGCATGGCTACGCAAACGATTGTTGCAGCGTTTGCAGCCGCACTGTAAACGCGCTAACAGATCGGTATTACTGTTACAGCTTGCGGTCGGACGTGGGCTCGCCCCGCTATGACCGGCCGCGTGGGGGCGCCCAGGTACTTCCGCTAGGGTGCTTCGGGCGCCCCCACACTCGCCAAGTGATCGGATGCTACACGGGCGGCAACTGGCGGAATAGCGCCGGGCACCAGCGCCCGATCAGTGTGGTGACGAAGCCTTCGGTGAGCGCCCACGCCGGCACGGCGCGGTAGCACCCGACGCACCACCACACTTCGGCGTCGGGCCCGAGCGGAACGAAGCAGTGACCGCCGTTGAGCAGCGGCGGGCGCATCTCCAGGTAGCGCTTGGCCCGCCCGGGGATCGGCCGGTCGAGCGGCAGCCCGCACCGCACGCAGGTCACTCGGTGTACCCCGATGGCAGCCAGCGGCGCACGGCGTCAAGCAGTCGCTCGGCCTCGGGCGTACCGCGCACGTCGCGCACGGTCAGCCCGGTGCGGGCGATCTCGTCGGGGTTGAGTCGGCGTCGTACGTGGACGGCGCGCAGTCCGAGGTCCTCCCACTCGTGTGCCGGATCGCCCACGCTTCGCAGCGCTCGACGGGCGCGGTCGAGGTGCTCGGGCCCGGGCGGGCGCGGGCGCTGACCGTGGTGGGCGATTGATGCGTGCCACACGGGCCCGCCGTAGCCTTCCTCGATTCACTCATAGCCGGTGTTCACGGTGAGCACGAGTGACCAGGCGCCCGTCTGCGAGCGGAACCGAGGGTGAATGGTCTCGCCGCCGAGATGGCACGCGTGACGGAGCGCGATCTGCTGGGCCGTGTTCATCAGAATCGCCACCGCTCGGGGCCCTCCAGCACGTCCGCGCCCTGGCGGGCCCCGGTGTCGCCGTCGTAGATCACCATGCAGATGTCGGCGCCCTTGCCGGCCAGCGCCACCACGGCGTCGGCGTCACTCTCGGCGAAGGCCTGGGCCTCGGCCATGCTCGCCAGCGGGCGCGCCATCAGTAGCACGCCGCGCCGGTCGTACACGTGGACGATCAGCCCGCCGGGCGCGAGGCCGGGCGCGAGCGACGGCGGGCCCGGGCGAAAGCTCATCGGTCGCCGGCGCCGATGGCGAGCTGCTGGTCGAGGTACAACTCCCAGACCGTGCGGCCGTCGTCGCTGTGCATGTACGGCAGCATCACCTGGTCGAGCGTCACCATCTCGGTCTCGGTGATCGCGAGCTGCGCCTCCAGCCAGTCCTTGATGATCCGCCACGCCACCCGCTCGGCCTGCTCGGGTGACTTGTAGCGCGGCGGCACCTGGCGGTCGTTGCGCAGCACCTTGGCGACGCGCTCGACGTTGACCGGCAGCGTGAAGCGGCGTAGCCCGTGGGCGGTCGGCATGGCGAAGGCGAGCCCGGTCGGGCGGCCGGCGTCGTACGTCATCATGATCTGGCTGGCGCCCTTGACCGCCAGCACATGCGTCATCTCGGCGGCGGTGCGAGTGGCCGCGACGCTCGTGGTGTAGTTGAGCAACGGCATCAGTCGTCAACCTCCAGCGAGTCACCGAACACCTCGCGGGCGGCCTCGATGAGCGTGGCCCGGTTGTCGGGCGTGTCGGCGTAGCCGTGGGCGTCGAGCAGTTCGGGAAGCACGAGGTGCATCGCGCCATCGCCGTCGTCGTAGACCCCGGCCGCGATGCGCTTCATCGGTCACCGTCCTCCCACGCGAAGTGGTCACGGCGCTCGGTATGGAACTCGCGGCGGTCGCCGGCGAACCACTCGATCTTCTGGTAGGGGAACTCGGCCAGCCCGAGGCCCATGTGTGTGCCGTCGTGACCGGCGTCCCATTGGCAGCGCGTCGTCAGCATCACCCCGAACTTGATCGCCCACGGGCACCGCTTGGCGTTCTGCCGGTCGAACAGTTCACGGGTCTCGCTCACGGCTGGTCGCCCTCGCAGCCGCGCCGGAACGTCGCCAGCTCGGGGTCCCACGCGTACACGCAGCCCATCCGGTCGAGCAGCGTGGTGTCGGAGTCGTCAACGAAGATCGTCGGCAGCCCGCAGTGCTGGCAA